ACAGAGAATTAAACAAAAGGTAGAATATGGAAAAAATTGATGAAGAGCCTAAACTGAATCAGCCGAGCGAAGACGCACAGCGGGAATATTTGTCGATGATAAACGACGATCCTACTGAGGTCGGCATTTTACGCACGAAAAAGAAGTATAAGATGTATTGGCTGAAAAACGGTCAGTTGGTGAAGCTGTCACGCCTGCTTCTGAGGAAAAAGGACGTTGACAAGCCCGAAGACTCGAAGACTACTGGCAGTGACGTACTTGACGAAATTCTGGATGATAACAAGTTGGCTTGCAAGGCAGCAGCGATTTACCTGCTGAACGGGTATTGGAAATTGAAGTTCAAATACTGGTTTCTCTGGCGTTGGTTCTACTATGTCAGACAATACGACAATATGCAGTTGCTTGAAATCCTCACCACAGGTAAAAAAAAAGTTCCGCTGGTACAATTCTTCAACAGTACCACATTGCTGATAGGGGCAAAGGGTACGCTGATACAGATGACAGCGAAGGAAGCCGAAGCTACCCTTCAAGAACTCGCTACGGAGCGGCTTTCTCAGACCGAAAACAAAGACAATGGCTCGTAATGCCGCGCTATTTTTTCTTCGGTTTGATAAGGGTTCAGATGTACGAATATTATTGGGGTCATACAGCAGCGCAAATCGAACTGATAGAAATTGATGCGCCGTTTACCTGCTATAAAAAGCGTGACAAGAATGATGGTAAAAAGCCAGGTGAATCCGGCTACATTCCAGACGAAGAAAAACTGAAGAGGTCGGTAGAGAAGTGGAAAGAGCGTAAAAAGCGCAGGAAATTCGACATGAAGCATTTCCTCGCCACTGGAGAGAAAATTCCAGTGAATCAAGAAGAAACTGAATAAAAAATTAAGGATATGGCACTAAACGCATTAGCTTTTGAGATAGGAATTAAGGAGGCGAAAAACTCTGAATTAAATTCCATTGTTAGTAGGCTCAATCAGTTGTCGGGTAAAACCGTGACGATTGACGTTAAGGGTGTTCCAGAACTGAATCAGCTCTTGAATCGGTTAGGGCATGATAATAACGGCTTCACGTTCAAGTTGCCAGACCTATCCACTTTTATGGAGCAGGTGAAAAGCGTGAAAAATGTTACCGAAAGTCTGTTCTCGAAACAGAACGCAGGTGACATTCCCGCTTTTCAGTCGGCTTTACAGCAGATGCGTGAGCTGTCTGCGGCCATCGAGAAATTAAAGAACGAGAATCTGTCTCTGCAAACGGGGCATAGTTCCGACATCTTTAATCGCATCCAGAAAATGGGCACCGCGCTCAACTCTGCTTTCTCCGAAGTTCCAAACGTAAATATTCAGTCCATGACTGGATATATGAAGGAACTGACTGCCGAAATGCTGAAATTCCAGTCGGCCATGGAGAAAAAAGGCGGCATGAAGAATTTCAGCGCAGAGGCTCAGACGGAGATTTCGCGTGTCATGCGAATGTTTGACCAATTATACAATGTCGGCAATGACAGTTCGACATTGAAGATTTTTCAGCAGCAGGTCAGAGCCGTTGCATCCATCGTCATGGAGAGCATCGGCAATGTCGTTTCAGAAATCAACGCCGTAAAGAAAGCCATCCAACACGATAATTTCAGCGCATTTTCTGAGAGAATAAAAAAGGCTGCTGATGCAATGGAAATTCTTGACGCGAATTTCAAGAAATTCCACCTCACAATTTCCCAAGACGAGGGAATGCGGAATTTTATGACGGGATTAGGCGAGGTCATCCGCAATGTCCGCGCAACCATGTCCTCGTTGAACCTTACTGGAGGCGATACTGGTGTCAATGCCCTTACCAATACCATCAAGAGCGTAGAACGTGCGAAATATGCCGTCTATGAACTTGACAAAATTCTCCACAATGCCAACGCCGCTATGAAGGTCGGCAACGAATTCGGAGGTGACACCACCAAATTGCGTGAGCAGATTGAGTTGATGAAGCGGTTCAAGGCTGAGTTGGATATTATCTCCACTACTGGCAGTTTTAAGGGTATGAGCGCAAGCGACTACCTCAATACTGCTGACTTCAAGATTGCGAAGGATATTCTTGTCAATCTCATTAAGGAGCAGGAGCGTTGGAACGCTGAAATGCAGAAGACGCAGGGTACTGCCTCTTCCACTGCATCGGCAGTACGTCAGCTCTCCAATGAGGAAGAGCGTTTGGCACAAGCCATCCGTCAAAGCATCAATGCCGGACAGCACCAATCCCAAGTCCTAAGTGATCTGAGGGGTATGATGATGCAGTACCTCAGTGTCTATGGCGCACAGCAATTCGTGAAGGAAATGGCTAACATCACTGGTGAACTTGAACTTCAACAGAAATCGTTGGAGGTTATCATCGGTAGTGCAGCCACAGCCCAACAGCTCTACGGACAGATCAGAGATTTGTCGCAGATGTCGCCTTATACCTTCCAAGACCTTATCAAGTCAACCAGACAGTTGGCTGCATTCAACATCGACACGCCTCAGTTGTACGACACCATGAAAGCCCTTACCGATATTGGTGCAGGACTTAGCGTTGACGTTCAACGCCTTATTCTTGCATTCGGTCACGTCAAGGCTTACGGCTATCTCTCTGGTATTCAGAACCGCCAGTTTGAGACAGCAGGTATCGACCTCATGGGCGAACTTGTCAAGTATTACAACAACCAAGCCGATGAAGCCGCAAAGCAGGGTAAGGTCATGGAGCGCGTCACACGTAAGAGCCTATATGGTCGTATGCGTAAGCGCGACATTCCTTTTGAGGACGTGCAGAACGTGATATTGGGATTGGATAAGGAAGGTGGTCAGTTCTACAATATGCAGATACGCCAGTTTGAAACCCTTGGTGGTAAACTGCGTAACCTCCGCAACAACTACAACATTATGATGTCGGAAATGGGTAAGGCAAATCACGGTTTCCTTACCACAAGCGTAGATGTCATAAATGATGTTACCGAGAATTGGCGCACCTATTATAATATTATAATGGATGTCGTATGGGGCTTAGGAGCAGCTAAGGTTGCTATGCTCGCATACAATGGCATTATGGGTAAGCAGGCATTGGCAACATACGGTGCTTTGATGGCGCAGGTTCAGAAAGAATCGTTCCAGAGAAGCCAAGTCGGTGCTGTCAATAATATGTGGAGATACCAATCTCCCATCAACGGCAAGACCCGCTATGAGTTGGGTAGCAGCAGCTATGGCGCAAAGGGTTTGTTGGCATCGCAGGTTAAGGAAATTGCATCGAGCAAGGAACTTACCGCCACACAAAAGATGCAGATAGCCCTCAGAAATAATCTCTCCAAGGCCGCGAGAGCACAGATTCTTGCAAGTGCAGGCGTTAATGCCGCCACTATCAAGGAAATCAACTCTATGTCTGCCTACAACCGCACCATGCTTCGTGTTCAGCTCAGTCTTCGTATGCTTGCAGCAGAAATGAAAGCCACGATGATTGCCATGGCCACCAATCCTATGACGTGGATATTTGCCGCCGTCACTGGTATCATGGCATTGGTATCGCATTCGCAGGAGGCAAGGCAGAAGATTGACGATCTGGCTACGTCCACTGGTGAAGCCGCAAGGCAAGACGCATCGGCACTCACGGATTTCCTCGACAACTATAAAGACATCTACAAACAGAGCGCAGGCGGTAGTGTCAGCAGAGGTGGTGTACTCTTCGACATCGACAAAGCGGCTATTGAGGCTCACGGTGTGAACCAAGTGCTTGATGCCTTTATGGAAAAGATTCAGGATATGTCACCTATGTATAAAGGCGACCTCTTTGACATAGAGAAATTCGATAAGCAAGCCGATCAAGCCGTAGAAGCAGCAAAGAAGGTTGCTGCTATGGAAACCGCTAAGAATATCGTTGGCAGTCACCAGAGTTTCCTTGCAGACCTCAACGCAAAGACTGGTGGTTGGGGAACGGCATTTACCGATGCCAGTGGCGAGAGACATGGCGAAGGATTCTGGACTGGAGCATTGCATAGCCAAGAATTCGGCACTAATGCCAAAGACTATGCCGATGCCCTAAGTGAGAATATGACAGCCCTTACCAATGTCAACAAGGAAGAGCTGCGTAATTTCTTCCAAGAGAATGAAGCCATTTTCAAGGAAATGGCAGAGAAATACGGACTTGACATCGTAAAAGACCGCGATGCCATATTCAGACGTTGGCTGAAGAGCCTGCCTAATACTGGAGGCGATGACAACAGCTTTATGCCTAAACTCACGTTCAAGAATGGCTCAGTTGCAGGTGAGAACACCCTGCCAAAGACCATTTGGGCTGCTTTCACCTCAGAGAAAGCACTTCGTGAGGCAAAGCAGGATATGGAAGACCAAGTTCCGATTATCGTTCAGGGCTTGCAAAACAAGTTCAATCAAGAGATTGCGAAACTGCCGAAGGATATGCAGTCAGATGTCTTCGGCTATGCCCTCAATGACTGGATGAATAAGTTGTTTGAGCAGGAGAAAATGACTGATCCCGCCGCTCAATCCCAAGTCATCAACAGCATATTGTTGAATAGTCTGGGTCAGAGCAGCGAGTTCGATGCCGTCATCAATCAGCTTATCCTAAAGAACTTGGGCGCAAAAGCCAAAGAAGCCCTTGGTGCAGTCGTTGACGAAAACTCTCAGTTTACCGACGAGAAGGTGCAGGATGCACTTCGCGCCCTTACCTCCGATTTGTCTTCACAGAACTGGCTCTGGAATCAAGCCCTGCAAAACCTCATTAAAGACACGCCGAGGATTTTCGAGTCTGCTTTCAATGAGGCTTTGAAGTCAAAGAGTCCGTATCAGGAATTGTGGCAGGAACTTGCAGGAAACAAGCATAAGTTAGGTGATACCACCTTTAACTCCCTTATCAAGAGTTGTGAGACCTTCACGGATTGGGTTGACAAGTCAAAGAAGAAATATAAGGAGTTGAAGGATGAAATCGCCACCAATGCCCTGCATATTAAGGTAAAGGCAGATTTCCAAGGCGGTAGTGCCGAGTCCTTTGCCAAATATATGAAGGAAAAGTTTGGCGTTGACGTAACCAAAGACAACCACATCTTTGATTTCTCCGGCTTTGAGAAGAGCGCAGGAATCAGTTTCGATGAAGCCAGGAGCCACTATAAGAATATGGTGGCTATGGAAGGTTATGAAGCCTACGCCAAAGCCGAGGGTATTGACCTCTCCGACAAAAACAAGAATAAGGGAGGCTCAAAATCCTATCACGATGAATTTGCTAAGAGGTGGGATGAAAGAATCCGCATCCTCAAAGAAGCCTACGACTGGTATGATAAGTGGGAGAAAAAGGTTGGTCACGAAGCCGCTATCAATGAGGTCGTAGAGAAATACGGTGATATTTTCGACGAATGGCGCAAAGACCCCAATATCAAGTTGAGAATGGATATTGATGTCAACAACATTGCCGAGTACGCCCAATACATCGACCAGATACGCCGCGATGCCCTTGCACGTTATAAGGAGCAGAGGGGGCAGAAAAAGTTCAATAACGGTGAGCAGGCACTTAGGGTTTTGCGTCAAGCCGAATCCCTCCTTACCGACATCAACTACGATTCTCTCACTCGCGCCTCAGAACGTTGGGCTTCGCAGATGGCAAAGCAACTCGACGATCTGACAAAGCGTTGGGATATATACAAGTCCGTTGTCGAAACCACTGGTGATAGGATGCTTGCTGCAAGCCTCGCAGATATTGGCGGTGAACACGTCTTCCGTACACAAGCCGATGCCGTTCGTAGCGAGATAGAGGACGTTCTGAAGCAATCCAATATTCTGGATAAGATAACCTTCGACACCTCCATGTCTAATACGCAGATAAAGGATATGGTTACGGCTGCTATGCCAACCCTTAACCGTATAGACTTTGCCGACGAGGATTCATATCGTAAGGCATTGCAAGGCTATCAGCAGCAGATAGAGGGTATCGTCAACGCTATGGAGAAATGGCGTGAGATACAGATTACCGTAAAGAATGATGCTATCACTGCCTATGCAAAGATGGTTGTGGACTCTCGCTCATTGAAAGACAAGATAGCCAAAATCAATAGCGAGTATCTGGCTACCATTACGCATTTGAATACGTTGAAGAGAATCGGTAAGATTGGTCAACCCGAATATAACACCCGCAAGACTCAGGCTGAGAACCAGAGGAAAGTGGAGAATATGGAAGCTATTGTCAACAGCACTCAGATTGATCAGGCTTTCGGCATTGTCGGAAATGTGCTCAAAGGCACGGCAAGGGAACTTGACCGTCAGTTATCCGCTATCATCAATGGTGAGGACTTCAAGAAGCTAACCCCAAGTCAGCAACAGCAGTATATTGACTTGCAGAATAAGGTTAGTGGTGCTTCTCAGACCGCAACAAGCCCGTTTAATGTAGGGGCTTGGGGTGATGTGATGACGGCCAAGGAAATCTTTGTAAAGAACGTAGCCGCACTTGTTGATAGCATGAAGCGGTTGCAGCAAGCCACTGCCGAGGAAACTAAGGCCGAGGAAGATTATCTCAATGCTAAGACAAAGGCTGAGAAAGACGATGCCAAAAAGCGTAAGGAGGAAGCCACTAAGAAGAAAAAGCAGGCTGATAAAGAAGTAAGCGAGAATCAGTCCAATGTAAACCAAAGCGGTCAAAATCTCAAAAAGAAGAGTGATGATATTGCCGATGGTCTGGATAATTTCTCTACCGCACTTGGTCAATTTACACAAGGCTCTTTGTCAGGGCTTGTGCTTGGTATCGGCAATATCGTAAAAGTCATCAAGGGTGATGGCGAACTCGCTAAGAATGTCGGTCAACTGTTCGGTGAGGCAGGAAAGAGTATCGGAGGCGTTGTCGGCGCGATATTACAGATTATAGATACGCTTGGTGATGATCCAGTGGGCTTTATCGACGGACTTCTTAACAAGATTGCCTCCGTCATCGAAGCCGTTATCTCCAATATCCCGCAAATCATCGGCTCAGTGGTGAAGGGTGCGGGTAACATTGTTGCAAGTGCCATTGACGGTATCGGTGGACTCTTCGGACTCGACTTCGGACTCTCTGACTTGTTTAATCCAGACAAAGGACTGCAAGAGAAGATTGAGGAACTGAAAGCCGAGGTTACGAAAATCGAGAATAACACGGCATTGATCCTCAAAGCAAGAGAAAGAACCCTTGGTTACGATACTGGTAATAACCGCCAGTCGTATTCTTCCCAATACTACCATCAAGAAAATGTAGATTTTGCAAATAAGCAAACTGGTCTTTTGGGTGCAATATTGAAGGGCAGTAGATATGGTAGAGGATTCAATTCCCCTGCCGAGGAAGCCATGTATCACTACTACCAAGAGAATGGTGATGGTACTGGCTATAAGCAGCAACTTGCAAATCTCCGTTCCGAGAGAGAGAGGTACATGGAAATGTATAATGCCGAATATGATAAGAAGGATAGTTCGGATTCTGCATTGGAGGAATACAAAGGTAAGATTGCCGAATTAGACGATCAGATTCATTACTTCGCCTTAGACCTTGCAAACGAGTTGTGGGGTATTGACCTCAAAGGATGGGCGCAACAGCTTACCGATGCCCTCGCTACTGCTTTCGAGAATGGTACGGATATGGCGAAAGCCTATAAGAATGCCGTTGAGGATATTCTTCGCAGCCTTGCAAGTAAGATGATGCAACTTGCTATAATTGAGCCTATCATGGATAGGTTGCAGGCAAAGATATTCGGCGTAAAGAATGCCGATGGCACATGGACTGGAGGCATATTCGACATTGACAACCCCGAAAAGAGCGCAAAGCAAGTAACTAATGTTATTTCTCAGTTCTTTGGTAAGGGTGGTGAAGGTGAGCAGGCTATCAAGGCAGGTCAGCAATTCCTCCAAGCCTTTGAAGAGGGTGTCAATCAAGCCGGACTTTCCATCAAGAATAAAGAAACAAGTTCGCTCAGTGGCTCTATCAAGAGCATTACCGAGGAAACAGCAGACCTATTGGCAAGCTATATCAATGCCATCAGAGCTGACGTTGCTGTTAATAGAATGCTTCTGACTCAGTTCGTGTCTGAGTATTGGGGAGCGTATATGCAGCAGGTTACTTCTGTTAATACAACCTTGCGCAGTATTGATAAGAATGTGGCTGCTTTGGCGGTGATGTTTAGCGAGACTGGAAAAATCTACGGCATGATAGAGAATATCAGCAACAGACTTGATAGGTTCGCTAACGGTGTTGACGGAATAAAGGTGCAATAACACGTTCTGGAATAATTGTAAAAAAGAAGCGGTAGTTCTCACGAATTTCCGCTTCCTTTTTTTTTCTGTAACATTAAAATTATAATGTTGCTGAAAAAACCTAAAACTATAAATATTACTACTAACCTAAAACAATTATTTATTACTATGAAAAAACCTTATTTCTTCAGCCAGTCCAATTCTTCCCTTACCTTAACATCAGAATCTGCTATGATTACTGAGTCTTGGGAATGATTGATAATTACCACCTTCGCCTTATCCTTCTGTTCGACGCGAACGCAGGCATCGTCTAATACATGAACCAGAACAAAGGCGTTTCCACTGGCTAATATTTTTATGTCTGAGCTGTCACGCACATATATCAAGCCTTGGTTCCTGGCATTGAAGCGCATGGTAGATGTGGAATTTCCACAGACCAAAGCCCGGGCAGGATTCAATAGAGAATATTTGTCATCGACGAGGACGTTGCTTTCGCGTCTGAATTCCAAGTCGAAATTATCCTTGATGAATTGGTTGGTTGGATAGCGGTATTTCAGGCAGAAATCCATGCCCTCAAAAAACTTATCCACCATTTTCTCTTTATTCCAGTCGTTTTTCCAATCGCCCTGCCACTGCTGACACAGACCGAAGGAAATCGCGTCGTTACGCAAAGCATTATTCAGTTTTTCTATTTCCATACCCTCTTATTTTTGCTGCAAACTTACGAAAAAATCTTTAACATTGGTATTAAAAATAGATATTAATAATATTTTTTGATTATAATATAGATTTTTCTCTATTAATTGTAAAGATGTTTTACTAAATTTGCCGCAAAGTTTATGCGATGGAACCAAAGAAGATTCTTATACAGAAGCAAACGTATGACGGAACCGACTACGAGAATGTAGGCGAGATTGTTGACGTATATGAAACTTATCACATTCTTTGTCAGGAACTACCATTCAAGCACCTCCCCAAGTCAAAAGAACTGCCATCACGCGACTGGCATGACGAAGACGGTGAGGACGTATTCATGTCAAAGGATGGATTGAGGTTTCAGGCATACGATCTGAAAGTGACCTTCTTGTATGATGGAATTGAAGAGAATATGTCTTCAGACCTCCGCAATTTCATCAACTATATCTCTGATTGTCGTGGCACTGAAACTGGTGTATTTCTTGCTGTTTACGACGAATATACGAAAATCGGGCGCAGGGGCTTATATGTCAAGGAAATTGATGACGGACTTTTCTTCTATGATGACATCAATCCCAATTCCATTGCTGACTTTTCCTCGACTTTCCGCGTTACCGACCCCGTGACTTGTCTTGATGAAGACTTCAATGTTGTATCGTAAACTCTGGATGCTATGGAAAAGTGGACGATATTTGACAAGTCAGGCGTTGAGAAGTATATCGCCAGTGATCTGGAGTATCACGATATATGGATGGGTGAGGAATATGTCATGGTTAAGATTACCTCTCCCAATCCCATTGAACTGGAGATAGGTGATTTCCTTATCTACCGCGACGAAATCTATTGCATATACAACCTTCCCTCTGCATTGAAACAGGCGAGAAAGGGTAGTTATGGTGAGGCATTCAAGTACGAGAATGTCAAGTTATCCGCACGTTCAGCCGAATTGTCTGAGGTCAGATTCCTTGACGTTGTGTTGTATGACAACAATATCCACTACACCAACCTCCCTACATTCTCTTTCTACTGCGAGACCGTTGATGACCTCGTAGATAGGTTGCAGGCAAATATTGACCGCTATAACGGTGAGTGGCTGTTGGTTACTCCCAACTACAATAGAACCTTGCAGCGTTATAACACCAATCCCACGAAAAAGGCTGCTGCAAGCTCGTTGTGGGAGCAGATTTTCGGCACAGACCATAGCAATCCTACTGCTGCCGTAGAAAACGAGAAATTTAACGTCAATATCGCCGTTGACAAAATCAATGTAAGCACAGCCCTTGAATTCATCAAGAATAATTTCGGACTGAATTTCATCACAAAAGGACGCGCTTTAATCGTTGGCGGCGAGGGCATACCTGTTGACCACGTTTTCAGATACGGAAAAAACAAAGGACTCTATGCCATTGAACGCAAGGCAGAAAACGACCAACAAGTAGTAACGAAATTGTTTGCTTATGGTTCTGACAAGAATCTTCCTCTTCGTTACTATGCAGAACTTGGTAAGACCTGCATACTGAATTCTACGATTACGGTTACAACAAGTGTGTCGCCGACTATTTCAATGCACTTCATCCCCGACATCACTGACTACGAGTATTATACTCGACGCTCGAAGTCATCGCCCGGAACGGACGAAAACCCAAGATATGTGTTGAAGTTGACGTGCGGAGGCGTAACCGTTACTGGATTCTTTGAACTTTTTGAAACCACTACCCTCAAAGAGTATAGGGTGCAGGTATGGTATGGCACACGCGACTTTGAAGAGCCAGACCGTGACAAAGCCATCGCATTCCTCAATGCCATCAATGGCAAAAACAGCGTTATTGTCAGCGAGGGCATCAGTTTCCAGAGGTGGCCAGTAGATCATACAGACTATTCGACGGTGTTTGTTCCCAATAACATGGCTGTTAATATGCTAATGCTACCGGGATTTCCAAAGTATTCGTTAGCTGAGTTGTGTAAGACCGTTATTGCGGAGGGTATCACCTATGTCTATATCAGAAAGACACCATCCGACGCATGGGGTGATGCCTTTATGAGCATAGAGGGTGAGCATATTATCCGTTTCTCCAATGAACGCCTCAAACCCTATATCGTCAGTGGCAATGCCGATTTGATAGGCATCAAAGAAGGTAATATCCAATTCAATGAGGAAAACGACGATAACGGCTTGCAGGAGGTGTACCCAAGCATCGAAGGTATGACCGTTGGCGATGTCTATGGCACATCGTCTGAGGAACGTATTGATGAAGTTCGCGGTGCAGATGTCATTCAGGACAATGGCGTTTTTGTCGGAGAGGACGAAATTGAGCCGTTCAAGATCAAACTCAAAGACATAGGCTTTGACCTTGAATCAGCGGTTGATAACAGCGGTAGCCTTACTATCTCAATGAAAGACGGCTATTGCGGTGCAAGGAATTTCAATGTAAAGAGCGTTGTGGCAGATGGTACGGGATGGATTCTCAATGTTGACCGTTGCCATGATGAAGCCCTTGACCTCTGGTTCCCATATTCAAGCCATGCCGCAAGAGGTGAGGCTGCAAGAGCCAATGAAGCATACCAGATTCGCACTGGCGACCATTTTGTGCTTCTGGATATTGACATTTCTGACAGCAGCTATATATGGGCTGCAAGCGTTAAGATGCTTCGCAAGTCAATATACTGGCTATTGAATAATAACTACACCCGCTTCACCTATCTGCCAAAGATAGATGAAATATTTATGGCGCGTCAGCATGAGAGAGCGATGAATTCACCTGCAACGGTTATCAGTCTGCATGACACGTTGAAAGCTGGTATGCTCATGCTCTTCAATGACGAGGACTTGAATGTTGACGGTAGCGTATTCATTGATAATATTACTATTAAGGAGAATGGCAATAAGGGCATACCGACCTATGAAATCGTTCTGAGGAATGACAAGCAGGTGGGTATGTTGCAGCGTGTTCAGCAGCAGGTGAATAGTCTTTCTTCCTATGTGTTTGGTGGAGGTGGTGGATATAGCGTAGCACAAATAAAGGGGTTCATCAGACAATATGGCTCTGAATACTTTATTTCGAGACTAACAGACGATATTGCAGCAGGACGTATCACTTTTGAAAAGGGATTGAAGTCTTTGTATGCAGCATGGTTTGGTGAATTCTACCGTGAGCACCCATTGGAAGGAAGCGATAAAGACAAAGGAGCTTCTGTTGCCCCAGACGGTACAGCGGACTTCATTGATCTCATTGTTAGAGGATTGGTAAAGGGTACTCTGAATGTAGAGGACTTGCTGAAAGTAAAGAATCTGATTTTCTCCAATGAGCTGAAGAGTGAAGGTGCGCGTTCTGGTTTCTTGGACGGAACTGGTATCTACATGAATGCCAAAGAAGGACTCATTGAGGCCGATGGCATGAATGTTCGTGGATTCCTTCGCGTCATGGAACTTATCATCAACCGCTTGCAGTTGATGGAAAGTGATTATTCCTTTACTGAGGGTGACACCACAGAGCGCGTTGATTTCTCAGATGGAGGTCAGCGTTTGGTTTTGACAATGCACAAAGAGCATGATAACGACCATACGCCTTTCTATCCCGGTGATATTCTCTATGCAAAGATAAACGACTTACTTGATCATGGCACATACTTTACTTGCTATGTGAAAGTCATAAGCGTAGACCTTGAAAACAACACTATAAAGGTTGCTCCTTATAATGGTGTTAAGCTGAATGGCGACCCAATAGTGCCAGGAGCCAAAAACTTCACATTCCTCGGTACTGAGATTGACGAGGATTACACGGCTGCATTGCTTGAAGACTATGAACTATTCCCAGATGGCTATGAGAAAATTGTCACTCTGACAAGGCACGGCAATGTCGCCGATGGTTTGGAGAATGGCGATGATCCGACTTCTTATAGCGATTCCGTTAAGCAGAGCCAGTTGGGTAGGCAGCAGTCATGGGTATTATCTACAACCGATAAGAGACTGAGTTTCTTCTGGAACGTAGACAAGCCCATTATCGACGATAACAACTATGCTCTTTGTCTTGGTATATTGCCAGACTTAGCCAACCTTCCACACGATGCGCAAGGTAAACCGATTTGGAATGTCAATATGCCGTCGCTGTACGTCAACACCGTATTCTACGACCATCAGCACAATGCAAATTATCCTGCGAAGGTTGTCAAAGAGGATAGAGGTCAGTGGGTTGCTCCTGATAGTACCGTTCCACAGCCAACTACTGATTACAATGGTCAGCAAATCTTTGACCCATATCACTTCAAAACCTACACGAAAGCTACGTGGAGGCAATATCGTGACGATCCCGCATATTCTTCTTTGTCTGACGCGGATTTGCATAAGAAGATGATGTTGGAGTTTAAGGTGGATTTGGAGATTAGCCGTGTCTGGAACTATGGCATTTTATGGGAATGTCTTGTTGACGGAACAACCCAGGAGCCGACATTCGGTTGTACGGACTGGCAAATCATAAGTGGAAACACTACATTCAGTCTGAAATTCTATCGCCCAGATGGAACGCCATACGGTGAATACATCACTACCCGAAAGACAAATATCAATATCCCCATTGTTCCAAAGGTTATTTGGGGCATGGAAGACATTTCGAGCAAAGTGACTTCATGGCAGTGGAAGCGATACCTTGCTGACGGTACTGAAGACAAGGCATGGGGTCAGACGCATAAGCAACGCAATATCACCATTACGGCTGCTGATATGCCTACTGGTTGGAGTGCTCAAAATCCTGCTAAATTTGAATGTTTGGCTTATGCTGCCAACATAGATACGGAAATAAGTGCAGAAATAACATTTTAACGAGATATGAAGAAAGTAAAATCACAAGGACTTGGGGTAAGCACCCTCTTCACGCCGTTAAACGCGACGATTAGTCTCGTTGACGTAGGAAATATCGGTTTGCGCCAATTCTATTACAGAACGGAGCAAGCCTATGAACCCGATCACGAGATTACTCCCCTTATCTTACGTCCTGACGTATCTGTTTACGACCCAGACAGCAAGCAGACGTATAAGCCCACCTATTCCTCAGTGACTTGGTATGTCACGGATAAGAACGGCACTACTACGGCTTATACTGCCGACGATACCTCTGCCGATTTCTCTGTTGGTGCAGACGGCTCATTGATAATGCGTAAGAACGTTCCCTATGGCAATGGTCTTACCCTTCGTTGCTCAGTGACTTACATAGACAGCCGCAAAGGATCACCCGAAACCATAGAAGAATCAGTGACCGTCACAACCGATGACGTGGCAGAATCCGCATACTCAATCAAGATAAGCGGCTTGTATAACGGCAATGCAACTGGTGATCGCATTTACTGGCGACCACTTTCCAACATATCGCCTATTGTGTCGTTTACGGCAAAAGCCATGCAAGGCGGTGACGATGTATCAAGTACCTGCAAATTCTTCTGGTACTATCTCTATAATGGCAGTCTCGTTGCCGTTGATGACAGTAACAACCCGCTTTTGGCTTTGGTGAGTCTTAGCAGCAACGGTAGTACCATCACGCTCAATGCCGACTATGAATCGGATGGCATTGAACTATATGTTAAGATGGCAGACTCTACTACTGCCACAGCACCCAATGTTCCATTCGTAAAGGCAAGGGCAAACGTTTCTTGGGATACGCGCCGACTTCGCGGACGCGCTTATAGCATTAATGGCGACACAGCCCGCGCAGACATGGTGAGTCACACTTATAAAGTTCTTTATCGTCAAAACGGCTTTGACATTCCAGAAGAAATTGCCAACGAGAGAATTGTCACGGAATGGACTCTGGAGAAAATCAATCCAGATACTGGAGTAAAAATTAGCCGATACCTTGGCACTGGTGCTTCTATCACAATTCCAGAAAGCGAGGTTATAGGCAACCAATATCCAGTAAACGTTGTGCCAGAGGGAAAGATTCTCGGTGCTATGGTTGCCGTAACTCATGGCGGTAAGGTTGTGACGCATAGCGGTAAAATCGTAACTGGACGTAAATTCTAATTGGTGAGATATGAGAACGAATAAACACTATTCAGTCAGTGCGGAAATCGCAGGCAAATGCAGCCTCACACAATGCCGCTATAAAATCGAGGGCGAAAGATACGTGTTGTCTGAGTCCGACATCAGAAGTGCTATCAATAGCGGTCAGCTCAAACAAATTGACGTGCGTGAGCCAGATGTTGTAGAAATCGCTGCTGCCACAGCCAAAGAACTTATTGCCAGAAACGGACATGAGATTGGCGGTAGTGGCGGTATCAAGAAAGAAAATAACCCCGAAAGTGTAACAGAAAATAATACGGAGGAATAAGCTATGGGATATGTAAGTAATCAAATATTCATGTCGTCTATCGACGATGGTACGACTATTCACGGCTCACTGGTAGCCAATAAGTCTTTATCGCAAGGCTACAACAAGGAGAATGGAACTTTTTCTCCAGATTGGTCAGCAGGCGCAGGCCCAACTATCTACCTTACCCTTCTTGATGGTGCAACTCCTATTGCACCTACTGGATGGAGTGCTGAGACACAAAATGCCGTCAAATGGTACTGGAATAATACGGAAATTACATTTGACAGCGAAGGTTATTCCACCAATGCCAAATCTGGAACACACTCATTGTTCCAACGCACAACGGCGACATGGAATGGAATTTCGATGCCTGCATTGAAGATAGTGTATAACCTGGCTTTGGCAGGTGCATTGAACAATGACGTTATCCGCATTGATGGAAATGTCGAAATGTCTGGCGATCCTATTCCTTTCTCAGCAGGTGTTACCGTTCAGTTGGGCGAGGTTTCGAGCAATGGATATTTCGGAGGCATTGACTTCCCAGATGGCAGTGTCATCCTTTCCGATGACCAAAGCATACGTTGTGTTGCCAACCTATATTCAGCAGGTGTCGGAGTCAGCGAATACAAGTGCGTGTGGAAGTTCAACGGCACTACCGTTACCTCCACCAATCCCAATGACCCAATCTATATGTCATCGTCTGGCACTGGTAAGACCAACGACATTCTCCATGTCAGCGGCGACGACGAAAGCGGTGTGTTGGATATTGCCACCGTTACCTGTACCTTCCAAGTCAAGGATGAAAACGATGCGACGCAGTGGAATGACGTGTTGACGATTACTGAGACTATTGATGACCAAGGCGACGAGCAGGTAATGTATGTCTACTACACGCTCGGAGGCACATCGGCAAAAATCAATGGTGCTCCAGTCTCGCTTCACAAAGGTCAGAAGGTGACGTGGGATATATTCATTGCCACCAACACCGATGCCGAAGACATCAAGACTGTCAAGAAATTTGAGTTCATGCCAAAGAAAGCCAACGGTTCGGCTATGACATCAAGCGACTTCACTTCTGAGTCTGGTTCGCCTTTGAACGTAGCGGGAAAGTGGAGTGATGGATGGTGTGACATTAGCAAGACTGGTAGCGGTCAGGCATGGACGCGAGGCGGTTTTACCTGCTGCTTTGCCGACATTCACAATGCAGGAAAGAATATCAGTGGTATCGTAAGAGCAACTATTTAAAGAGAATATATGGGTATCATTTGCGCACCGATAAGCATGACCACCGTCAATGACGGAGAGGACGGCAACAATGGGGTTGACGGCTACAACACTTGCGTAGTTCCCCTTTATCGCCGTTCTGCTACGCCGTTGACGAATAGTGACCGTCCGAATGGAACGTTGACTTATTCATTTGCAACGAATAATCTCACTGGCACTGGCTTCAATGAATGGAGCCAGACCATGCCTGCCGTTTCTTCTGGAACGAAACTATAT